TCGGTTATCAAGGGCGTGGACGGCGTGGCAATGATACTTTCGCTTGAATTAAGATTTTCCGTGAGAAACCGCCGCCTTACCGTCGATTTTAGAGTGCAGGGAACCGCGGGCGAAATTGCAGAGGGTACGATATAATGGGCGAATTTGTCACACCTACCGGCTTAAACCGAAAGACGCTCCAGGAGTTACGCCTTGAATTTGAAAACAAGTTCAAGCAAGTTTTCGGCGTTGCTTTTGAAACCGCCGTGGATAGTCCGAACGGACTTCTTATTTCACAGCTCGCCCTATCCTATAACGACCTTTGGGAACTTGCACAGGAAATCTATTCCAGCCTTGACCCGAACCAGGCCGTAGGCGAGGCACTAGACGCCCGCGCGGCATTCAACGGCGTTTCGCGTAAACCGGCCCTGCCCTGCACCGTCGATGCCGTCCTCTATACAAGCGGTGACAGCGCGACTATTCCGGCCGGCTCCCTCGCAACGCGTCAGCGCGGCAACCTGAATTTCTCACTTGACGAGGCCGTGACAATTTCGCGTTCCTCTTGCGACGAACTCCTGATTATTGATAACGGATCCGAAAAGAATACGGAGTACGTTTTCCACTTCACGTTTGGCGATGTGACGCTGAACAACTCGACAAGCGCAAGCAATATCGCCGTCCTGGCCACCGCCATACATAATGCCGGTGGCTATTCCGAAATTACGACACGAGGAATTGTCGTTCGTTCTATGGACGATTCGCCCGTTGGCATTACAGTCTCGATGCCATCCGATTTTATTGTTCTTGCCGGTAAAAAAGGTTCTTTTACAGCCGTCAATGAAGGGTTGCAGACTTGCGAAATCGGGGAACTTGACACGATCGCCGTCGGCGTAATCGACTGGAACTCCGTTTACAACTATGTGGCCGGTGACCCCGGCGAGGACCTGGAATCCGACGAATCGTTGCGCGTCCGCCGTGCGATTGCAGCCAAGTCTAGGAAGGCAATAGCCACAGATCCGGCTATTGAACTGGCCCTACTTGATGTTCCGGGTGTTTCTTCGGCTATTGTCAAGTCTAACCGTGGCTTTACCACCGACGATGAAGGAGTGCCCGGCAAGGCGTTCACTTCGCTCGTCGTTGGCGGCAACGACAACGAAATAGCAAGGTGCATTTACGAGAACCAGCCAGCAGGCATACAGTCGTTCGGGAATACCTCGGTGAACATCACCGACAGTCACGGAATCGAACAGCAGATAAGCTTTAGCCGACCGACGCCCGTATATCTTTGGGTGAAAGTCTCGTATTCGCTTTACGACGAGGAAGCCTTCCCAGGGCAGGACGCGGTAAAGGATGCGCTTGTCGAATGGGCCGCACGCGAATACACCCTGGGCAAGGATGTCATTTCGACCCGTATAAACCAGGGCCTTTACGATGTTCCGGGAATCGGCGTCGCAACGTGCGCCGTCGCGGTGACGAACTCTCCCGATACGGCCCCCAGCTCGTCGAGCTACGAGACGGACAAGAGGATTCCCGTTGCGTTCTTCAGCTATGCCGCCCTTGAAGATGATAGAATTTCGTTTGTTGCAGAATAAGAGTAGATTGTATTAGTATATGAGCGAGCCGATAACAGATTATTCTTCGGAACAGAGAAAGTACGTTCCGGAACAATACAAGCGGAGTACAAAGCTACTCGGCGTTATCGACGCGGCTCTTGGATTCTCGGACGAACTCGAAACGGCATTTCGTGAAATTTCGGACAATTTCAATATCGACGATGCCGTGGGCCCGATGCTCGACTACTACGGACTCTATTTCGGAATTACCCGAAAGATAGGCGAGACCGACGAACAGTTGAGAATGAGAATCCGCATAGGCAGCGGAACCGATGACCTGCCGACATTCGAGGCCATCTACAACTATTTCAAGATTGCGCTCGGCATTTCGGACATGATTCTTTGTCCCGTATGGCCCGCGGGTCTTTATTTCGTTCTCGGCCAGGGAATGCCCGAACCGGATATAGACGAAGTAATAACCATAGCTGCGGCTTCCGGTGTTGATTTTGGCCAAGGCACCTTCCTCTCTTGCGAGGACGGGGAGCCTTGGGGGCTCATAGTCCTGGAGGACAACGGACAGCCGATTGTGATTGACCAGCGGTGGCCTGATACTGAATACGCTATGGCGGACGATGAAGGGTATTTGATTGTGGATGACGAAGACAACGTGGTGGTTGGAATTGACTATTTAACAACAAACGAAAGTTTTGAACCAACCTAAAAACGGAGGGCAAAAATTATGTTATTCAAAAGGATTAAGGACTGGGCGACCACCATCACCGCATTCCGCACGGGTGACGTGATACCCGTGGACGGACCGTATGGCACTGCGAAGATGTCCAAGGACTCGCTCCTTGAGCTGACCGCACAGAACGTACTCGCAGGCAACGTGGCTCCGGCATTTGACCCGACACGTACCAGCGAGAACCCATACAAGGCTGGCGAGAGCGTGACCTACGAGGGCAAGACTTACACGTTCGAGGTTAGTCACTACGGTCCTTGGGATGCTTCGCACGTAGTTCAAAAGTCGCTTGCCGAAACGGCGATGAAGGTGATGCTTAGACAGATTTACAGCGGGAATTCCAACAACCTTTCCGACCTTAACGATGCCGAGCATAATAGTGTGTATGTAATCAGTCGTGACTCTAACACGACTACGCTTAATTTTCCGACTGAATTTTCGGGCGAAGGGTTCTTGCACACTTACAAAAGTGACTTCAATATATGGGGTGGTCACTTTATTTTCCAAATTCTTGTTCAGCCCGCATTATCTAACACTTGGATTCGCAGGTATAATTCTGCTACAAGTTCTTGGAGTGGCTGGAAATTTTCTAACGCTCAAAGAGTCAGTGATAAACAGATTTTCGGTAACTGGGACCAGAATCTAGCCGACCTTAACGATGCAGACATTAACGCTGTCTATTTTTTGCAACCGACGGCAGCTACTACAACACAGCATTTGCCGGACGGATTCAAAGGCCATCAAGGCATTATGTTTACGGTTAAGGCTGATTTTTCTGCATACTATTATCAGACTTGGCAGATAATTCTCAGATTAGATAACAATAGTATATATTACCGTGCTTACGGTTCCAACAATTCTAGTTGGACACAATGGTACACTTCCGAACCCAATGGCAGAGAGAAGATATATGTCGGAGTGGGCGAAGAATATACATCCCTTCGTAGTGCTCTTGAATACGCATACACGCATCATAATGTTGATGTCCACGTTAAGAAAGGCACTTATGACTTGGTCGCAGATTTTGCGACAGAAATTGCAACTCACGAATCGGGTACTAATTTTGGTGCACCTCTTGGAAACGGCTGTTACTATTTCTTTGAGCCAGGTGCAAAAGTCCTGGCGATGTGCGAGAAGGGTGACCTGAGCAATGAGCAATGGGGTATCGTCAATGTGTGCTTTAACCCTCTTGATGCAAAAGGCTCTGACTTTACCATTGAAGGTCTTGATATTGAAGCGCAGGATTGCCGTTATTGCGTCCACGATGATAACGGATGGGTATCTACGCCGTACAGCCACACTTATAAAAATTGCCGAATGGTAAAGCACTGCACTAGCAATGTTGACAGTAACAAGCAATTCACCCAGTGTATCGGCGGCGGTTTCGGTAAGACGGCTACCATCAATGTTGATGGCGGCTGGTATAAATCCGAAGCCTACTGGGGATATGCAGACATTGACGGTGGCAATGTTGACCAGAATCAAACGTGCATATCTTATCATAACGGAAGGGGCGAAGGTTATCAGTCTGTGGTGTTCGTTAAGGATGTATTCATCGCCGACAGAGGATATGTCGCAGCCATTGACTTGGATGTGTCAACCAGTGTGTCGCAGTTCTATGTATGCGGATGTCGTTTAGGGATGCCATCACAGCACCAAGAAGGGCCGACTCACAACACGGCAATCACTACTTGGAATTGCGATATTGCGAACGAAGGTACTTGGGTTCCTTCTGGTGACGATGATTGGAAGGTGTCTTGGGTTCCGGCTAATTCGTAACCCATCAATGCCCACCCGCTGACGGACGCCCGCTGTTGAGCGATTTCGCACCAGCAGCTGACTCTTAATCAGCGGGTCGCAGGTTTGTAAAGGAGAATTATGAAACTATCGCTCAAGGACCTCGTTAAGCTAATAGCCCCGTACCTCGTCTCCATCGGCGGGGCTATCGGGGTGTATGCTGACGGCAAGTCTAGATTCGAATTGATGGAGTACAGAGTCCAGGTTGTTGCTGCGACTTTTGAATAGTAACCAAATCAAAACTAAAGGAGGACTCCCCTATGCCTTACGATAGACAAATACCCGATGCGCCCATTGCAGTATCTATGCTGCCAAGGGCTACGACCATTTCGCTTGACGACCTGCTCTACCTGGTGCAGCCGAATAACCCAATCGGCCGACGTTGTAAAAGTTTGACGTTAGGTCAACTGCAAAATTCTGGAATTCTTTCAAACGTCAATATAGTTCCTATTGAATTTTCAGAGGCTACGAACGTCTCGATTTCTTCGGATAAGCCTTATACAATTATTCTGCTTGATAATAAGCAAAATAATGCAAACACGGCTCTAACTATACAGACTCCACAAACCCAAAATTTTCGTGGCTTTATGGACGTTGTTGTCCGCTGGCGTGACCAGGATACGAATAGGATTCAAATTAACATAGGAACTGGTACTTATTGGCTTCATCCTCAAAATAATGAATGGGGTAGATTCTTTATCGGAGCGGAAGGACGCTGCTGGTCCTACCAAATTTCTGTTCAAGACCATACGGTCGGGGACTCGTTTAGCGGGAGTGGAACAATTTCCGAAATTCCCCGAATATGGGAACTTGGAAACGAAGGATTTGCGTTCACTGCTTCGATAAATGGCACAGACCATGAAGTAAAATTGAGTGTAAAAAACGGCGGTTGGGTTCTTGAAGGTTTAGACCAACTGAAACCGCATAAGTTGTTTTGCGGTGATTTAAATATTCAAGATACACAGTCGGCACCATCGTTAAAATCTGCCGACAGTAATGTTAGTTTAGATACCGGTTATGATACAGCAAACGCAGTGCCTTATACGTTTGGAACTATTGTAATGGTTGCAAATCGAAATAAATCAAATTCGTCCATTAACGTAACGTACTATAAGTTTGGTTACGGGACACATGCACCAAGCGACTATTCCTCAATAGCTTTGCCGGTAGGGAATTTTTTGACTTTGATTTGTATGGGTGTAGAAAAAGGAACGGACAATTTATGGCGTCCAGTGTTTGCTTCACCTGTTCCAGCTTTTCAATAATATTTATTAAAGATTTATTACTAATGGATATTTCAGGACTCGACATAACATTTTTCTTTGGCGCGATAGGCACGGGCGCGGCTGCTTTTTTCAAGGCTTTCAGGAGCGATTCAAACGCAAAGAAGGCCAACGCCGAAATTGACGCAATCAACAAGGCTCGAGAAAATACGGCTCTTGCACGCGATGCCCAGGCGCAAGAAATGAAAACGGAAATAGAGGTGTTGAAGAAAGTCGTGGCGGACCATGAAAAACAGCTTGCCGACGGGACGCATGAATTTGAGTCCATACGTTCCGAACTAAAGGAGCTGAACGGCCTACTGCGTGAAATTCTCGGCGCTTTAAAAATCAAGTTCAACCTTCCGATAGACGGGAACGGTACACTATGACGCCGCTTGTCGTTTCGTTCGCGGTTCTCTTTCTCGTAAGCGAGGTATTGTCAAATCATGGCTAACAGACGGACAAAATGCACGGTAGAATCCTACACGGTGACGCCGTTTGTCACTACCGAAAAGCGGCCATTCGAATTTTGCGGCAACGCGAATATAGATATATGGGTCACACGCACGTTTACCGACGGGAAAAAGGAACGCGCAAAGCTGGTAATCAAGATTTACCCGCATTTCATGACGGACGGCGCGTCTACGTTCTGGCCCGTGTCTCTCCTTGTTCCCCAATGGCGAAAAGGTGACGACGATTACAACGCGGCACCGACGGCCCACGATGTTCTTTATATCCTTGAGGGCATTGTCGAGGGCGAACACGAACCCGTGAAATTGAGCCGCGAGGAGGTGGACGATATTTTGCGCGGGATGTGGCGTTGCTGGGGCATGAGCCGCTTTGTTGCGGGTTGCGCCGACAAGGGAATAGAAATCTTCGCCGGTGGAAAGAACCATTGGGGAAACGACGGCTACAACGTGCGCCGCTACGTTTCGGCAAAGTGGGAAACAATAGGATAGAATCATGTTTACATTGGTACGCGAAAAACGCACGGAAACGGCCATCCTGGGCTCTCTCTATCTCAATGGGGCCTTTATATGCTACACGCTTGAAAACTCCGTCAAAGCGATTCCCACGGGTCTCTATTCAATCGAAAATTCCAGGTCACCGAAGTTCGGGCGCGAGCTCCCGATTTTGTTTTCGGACAAGGTGCCGTCCATACGTGGCGTTCGGATCCATTCCGGCAATACTTACAAGGATTCCGCCGCGTGTGTGTTGGTTGGCATGAGGCGAGACGATGTAAGGGAACGTATAGACGAAAGCAAGGACGCGGAAAAGATGGTAACGATGCTATGCCGAAACGTTCGCCATCTTGCGATAGTTGAACGGTATTAAACGTAGTCGGGGAGGCTACAAAAAAAGCCCTCGGTGAGCGATCATCGGGGGCTTTCGGTTTTTACGGAGGGAGAAAATTAAAAACGTATTTTTCTCATATCTTCAATAATATCTTCACAAGTCTTTTCTTTCCACTCGAAATTAGAAATTTC